GAACTGTCCATCAATGATTGAGAGTATAATTTGCTCATTTTCACACACTGCTACTTGGCAAATATTAATTATCTTGTATGGTATACGCCAGATTCAGCGGACTGTACGTGCATTGTACCAATGGCTCCCCGTGCAGTCTCTCGGCATTTGTATAGCACGGAACTATTGAGTATTTCTACACCGTTTTGGGGAGTTAAACAAGCACACCATAGCGCTTAATGGCCGCATCGCCACCATGCTGCAACATGGGAACAGTTTAAGGTCATGTTCAGGACCAGCGGCCAGCTAAACTGGTATTTCCACTCTCATTGCCGCATCAAATGAGATGCCATTCCATGGGAGACTAACATCATCGTATTGCCTTTCAAGTGCAATCTGAACGTCCGGGAGTATATTAAAGGCTTTCCAAAACGACACACGCGCAACATCTGTAATCTTGAGAATACGTTTTTCCATACCCTCAGCCAAATGTGACATCCCAGTGTCATAATATGAACCTTGCAACTTGCTGCCATTGGCGTACCTGCACATACTTGCATAGTAGGACTGCATTATAGGTACGCCGGCACACAACGCCGCCCCGCACTCACCCAAAGTGGTCAAATAACGGGGGAAAACCTTCTGCTCTAGAACATCCTTTAAAACGATGGCATCCTTGGACATACTATTGGGTAAAGTTCTCACCATTACATAGTTATATCCAATATTGACAGGGTGAGTTTGACAGAAACTAATCTGCTCAAGCACGTAAACTGGCGTTGCTATCTTGATAAGGAATCCCAATTTGTGAAAGAAGATTGGTATCAAAGGTATGATCTGTGTCACATATTTCCTTTTACTTATAATCAAACAATCATCGCCATTATCACAAATGGTATAAGGTATGTTCCTTCCGTGCAACATGCAATATACACTAGCACACATTATCAAACAGTTTCCCAACGACGTGTTCATGTCGCCGGAACAACGGCCTCCAACAGTAGTGAATTTCAATTCACCGGGTCGGTAATCCATGTCGCCATCAAAAGGAATAGTGACATGGTTTCTTTCCTGTTTGGTCAATAACTGTGCTAGGTCTCTGCGATCTTGTCCGGTATAGAACATTTTGTAAATTCGATGTTCCCACTGAAGCATCGCAATAGACACGTGCTGATCAAAACGAGTGGCATCCAATCCAATCGCCACCGCCTCATTATCCCCACCCATCATCTCCCATTTAGTGTGCAGGAGATCCCCTGCAACCACCGCGTTCATTCCCTTCATTATGACTGGTTCTACACCAGGATCGTGGTGGTGTCGCTCATGAGCGACCACCTTAGCTATCATCTTGCAGATTGGCCTTTCGAGTTGTTTGAGATAAACGCCTAACCCAACGTTGAACTCAGGCGATCTAGGTAGGATGATACGAGGAGCGACTAGCTTCTTACCAAGGGGAGTTGGATAAATGAAACACCCATTTTCTGGATTTTCATTCTTCTCCACCTTCAAGAAACCACCGATCTTTGACATCCATCTTTGATAACCCGAGGCCAGGTATCTCACAGCCGCATTGCAGTACATAGTACACTTCCAACCCGTGTACCAATGTGGAGCAAAGTCCATATGGTTCTCCGGGGCTGAAGTGTACAAACCTGCCTTTCTAAACTGTGACACAAACGGCCTCAACAACAACTCTACCTCGTGGAATCGAGGTTTAAAAGGTGCAATCCACCTACCTGCTTCCAAATGTCTGAATATCCTATGAACCACGGCACACGCACATGTTCGATAATCATTATTAAACGTGACATAATCACTTTGTGAACTCATTCCATTAATCACTCCAGTAACTCTGCGCCTGCATTTACCCTTTCCCCTCCCACGCCCTATCCGCACCTCTCTGATTGCCAGTGTCGTGGATGCACTGACAGCGGATACAACGTGTAGGGTTACCTACTCACTGTTTGGCGTGGCAGCTAGCCAACGCCAAAACCAAGTGAATAGGCGGGTAGTGAGGCTACGTTTATCAAGGAATAATTTCGCATCCCTATAACGTAGTCTCTTGTCATTTGCTTCACTGGAGTAACACATTCTCCTTACCTCTATCTCGGCCTCATCCGGAATAAACACCAGATTAATTGCAACTTGTGCGGCGTTGATACGGTCGATGTTGCGCAGGTCGACATGGTCGTCAAGCAATGCCATGATCCTGGAGAATGCTATCTGTCTATTTGGTATGCTATCTACGATTGTTGAGCACGCAAACATGCGCAATCGCACTTCCTTAGCAACTAAGGCAGCTAACGGCTGTGTAATGACACGATTAGTATCAGCCGGTGCCTCAGGTATTGTCACATCATCTCGTAGTTTGATTAAAATGTATTCACGCACCGCTAGAAGTACAACTACTACGGTGGTGATACAACATATGATGGTGGCAACAACACGCAAATACATAGGCAGTATAAATGGCAGTGAATGTTGAAAGACATCATTTTCAACACTGGTCGTCATGAGTGCAACATCAGACGACAACGAAGTGGTAGCACCTGTGAAATTCAACCAATGACAGTGGGCCAGTGGCTTCTCATCCCAAGAGCAATTCGTGTAATGCGCCCGTGGATGTGCAACCTCACGCACCAGTGGCAACTGACCTATCTCCAAACGGTACTCCGGATGAACAACCCGCGAGCACCAATTCGTGTAATAGTCAGCAAACACTGGGTGCGAACAAAAGAACTCACGATTTGAGACAACAGTAATAGTTATTGCGCTGAAGGTGACAACACAAATAACAAGAAGGAAACAACAAATGCATTTACACATGTTGATACTGGCGTCTCTCGTGGGTTGGTGTGCACAAATCGTATTTGATCCCGTGAAAATGAGCCGGCG